TTAGTCAGCACTGTGAACGGTCAGCAGACGGCAATAACACAGAATGCTAGCAATATCAATCTATGTGTTAAGAGTGCTAATCTGGTGTCCGAGATCAACGCGAGCACAGGTCAGATAAAGATGACCTCGAACAGATTTGTTGTGGACAGCACGTACTTCAAGCTTTCCGCGAACGGTACCGTAACCGCATCAAACCTTACTCTGACAGGTGGCTCTATCAAATCATCGAACTATGCTACGTCAGGCGGTAGTGTTACGGCGGGCACGTACATCAACCTCTCCACAGGCTCTATATCAGCTAAGAACTTCTCTGTATCGAGCTCCGGTACAATGTCAGCAACGAATGCAACTCTGACAGGTACGTTCGAGACCGGAGCGGACGAGCAAGGTTGTAAAATTAAGGTGATGGACGGTAAGGTGCACGCATACCTTAACAATAACCGTGTCGGCGGTCTGGGCGCTGCGGTCAGCAGTTCGGACCCGACTAAGGCACAGTATGCTCTACTTGGCTCCACGAACTTCCAGGGCGTTATGATAGGTACCCTATACAATCACGAAGTAACTCCGTACTACCGTATGAATTACAGTGACTACTATACAAGCTATGGCTGCCGTCACTGGTTCTCGGGTGACTTGAAGTTCGTCAACGGTAAGGTGAAATCCAACTTTGAATTCACTGACGGCTACGGTATAAGCTACGGCGGTAACGTAGCATTCCGCTTCGTCAACGGCTCAGGTGTGAATGTTGGTATAACAGGCACTAACGCCTGCACCACATACATCAAAGGCTCGGAGATAAGATTTGCGGCTAAGATCGCATCATCAATACAGTTTGCTGATAATACAGGCATATCCTACGGCGGTAACTGGGCTTTCCTTTACGATAATACCGTATCAAACCCCGGTGTCTTTGTCGGTATCGGCGGACAGTACGCTTGCCCAACATATATCAGAGGTTCAGAAATATATCTGAGAGCAAGAGCATACACATCCGGTAACGATGTCGTAACATCGGACCGCAGAAAGAAAAAGAACATCGTAGACTTAGACGACAGATACACGGCTCTGCTTGATAATCTCTCAGCTACTACGTTCCAATATAAAGAATCCTACCCAGACCAGACCATGTGCGGCTTTATTGCTCAGGACGTTAAGGCGGCTATGGAGAAAGTCGGGCTCTCGGAGAAGGACTTCGGAGGATATCACGATCACTACGGTGACGGAAAAGACCTCTATCTCGATTACACACAGTTCATACCCATACTTTGGGAAATAGTCAAGAAGCAGCAGAAGGAACTTGACGAAATCAGGAGGAAATCAATATGAAAGTAAGACTTGAAAAGATACTCGATGCACAGATAGCTCTTAGTGAGCTTGCAAGAAAAGACCTCAAGATCGCTACGGCGTACAAGGTAGCTAAGCTTATCAAAGCTGTGGCCGCTGAGGTTGAGTTGTTCAATGAGCAGCGCATCAAGCTCCTGCAGAGCGTAGGCAGTACACTCAGCGAGGACGGCAAGCAGTATATCATACCGAGTGACAAAAAGGCAGAGTTCGCGCAGCAGTTCAGTGAGCTCGTAGCTGTCGAGGTAGATGTGCCCGACAGGATAAACATATCGGGCGAGGATATATCCATAGCTCCCGACCTGCTTATGGCAATCGAGGACTTCATAGAAATAGAGGTGTAAGCTAATGGAGATCAGTGTTATCATATCAATCCTCTCACTTGCGGTAGCTGCTATCGTTGGATTCACAAACCTCAAACGTAATCAGACTACGGACAACAGGCAGACAGCAGCTGAAATGACTACGGTCATAGTCAAGCTCGAAACGCTGAACACGAACATATCAGAAATGAAAGCAGACGTTAGGCATACCAGAGCAGACCTGCAGGAGATACGCGACAGACTTATCATGTGCGAGCAGTCCACGAAGTCTGCACATCACAGGCTTGATGCTTTGGAGAACAGCGTAAACCACTAGGACAACGAGAGCGCGTTTCTGAGGGGCTTATCCTCTGAGGGGTACAACTTCACGAGGTAAGCCCGAGAAGCGGCACAGCGAACGGCTGTGTTTGTCCTATGATAGATTATAGGAGGGGTAGCATGAATAAGAAGAAAATGAGCGAGTGGCTGTACAGAGCCCTCAGGACATTCGGACAGGCGGCAATCGGTTACATCGGTGCTAACATAGCACTGACAGATACATCAGACAGTCAGGCTCTGAGAGTTCTGCTGACTGCGGCAATAGCAGCAGGCATATCAGCACTTATGAACGCAGATCTGAACCACGAGAAGTAAAGGAGTGTTGACGTATGAGCAATAGTAGTCTTGCAAAGTGGAAGTGGAGCGGCATATCTGACCACTACAACATAAGAGATCACGCCATTGATAAAATAACAATCCACCACATGGCAGGTAATTTGTCGCTGTCTGGCTGCTGTAATGCGGTGCAGTCCAGAGGTGGATCCACGAACTACTGCATAGACAGTAACGGCAACATCGGCGTGATGATAGACGAGAAGTACAGAGCATGGACGAGCTCCAACAGGGAAAACGACATGAGGGCTGTAACGATCGAAGTAGCCAATGCCCCCGGTGCAGGTGAGCCTAACTGGAAGGTGACCGATGCAGCACTCAACGCCTGCATTAAGCTGTGTGCTGATATCTGCAGAAGAAACGGTATTAAGCGCATCAACTACACCGGAGATACATCAGGTAACCTCACCATGCACAGGTGGTTCTTCGCTACCGGCTGCCCCGGTCCTTATCTGGGCAGTAAGTTCCCTTATATTGCATCTGAGGTAAACAAGCTCCTCACCATAGCACCTGCAGCTCCTGCACCCGCGCCTGCTGTTAAGCCTACGGTGACCAACCCCGGTACTGGCGGCGGTACTTCTCAGATATACCGTGTGCGCAAGTCTTGGGCTGACAGTAAGTCTCAGATAGGTGCATTCAAGAGCCTTGACAATGCAAAGAAGGCTTGCAAGGCAGGATATAAGGTATTCGATGCAAACGGTAACGCGGTATATCCTGCGGCGGCTGTGGCAGCGGCTAAGACATACAGGGTCAAAGTCGTGCATGACGATCTCAATATAAGGTCAGGAGCAGGCGTATCAAACAAAGTGGTCGGCAGCATCAAAGATCACGGCGTATATACCATAGTGGCTGATAAGGTCGTTGACGGTCAGACCTGGGGCAAGCTTAAGAGCGGTGCAGGGTGGATATGCCTTGCAGCAGGATTCGCCAAAAAGATGTAAAAGCATAAATAGCCATTTTTAAAACCTCCACATATACAAAAGTCCTCTCTCGGGCCGTTCCGGGAGAGGATTTGTTATTGCTAGCAATACTCATTTCTTAGATATCAGCTCCTGAGCCGCGCTCAGCTCAAGGTATGACACCGCA